GCCTCCTAATCCATTTAAAGTTTCTGTAACTATTTTAATAGAGTCAGCAGATTTAGGATCAGTTAAGGTACGTACTATACCTCCGGCATTTATGCCGCTAGCTTCTGATAAAGCTCCTACTATATTTTGTAGTCCACCAGCAAACTTAGTAGTAGTATCTAATAACTGCTTAGTCAATAAAAGTTCTCTTGTCTTAGCTAGTATAACTTCGTTATCAGGAACCTCTTTAGCTCTTTCTAGCCTAATGTCTCTTTCTTGTCTTGCTATAGCCTCATTTAATACTTGAGTTTTTAGTAGATTCTCACGTATAGTGTTATAACTATCCTCAGATACTGTGCCTCTTTGAGCTCCAAGTGTAGAACTAAGAGCTTTAAATTCGTTACTAGTACCAGTGACGGCTGCTCTACCGCTAAGCTTAGTAAGATCAGTGTATTCAACATTTAATTCTGCAAGTTTATCTGACACTCCTTCTAAGTACTTCTCATCAGCTCCTGCAAGTTTTAGAGAAGCAGTAAGGCTAGCGCCGCCAGCAGCATCTGCTAATCCTAGAAAACCAGCTCTTAAATTAGCTGTTTCTTTGCTTAGGCCTTTAAAATAAGCAGTAAGCTCGCCTAGAAAGTCTCTATCAAATAGAGTACCGGCTAGTTGTGCTACAGTAATAACTGTAAATATTATACCAAGAGAAGCATTAAGAATATTCATACCTATGCTTAACGCTGTTACAGCTCCTCTAGCTAGCATAGCAGCTCCACTAAAGGCTCTAGTAGCTAGAGTAGCTTGTGCTGCTGCAGCAGCATAGGACTTAAGTATTAGGGTTGCATCTAGTGCCGCTAAAGATTGACCTTTTTGTGCACCTTTTAGTGCGTTTACGGCTATTGTAAGAGCTTTTACATCCGCGTCTCTCATCTTACCTACAACAGCTCCACCAGCAGCAAAATTTTGTCTAGCTAGAGCGGCATCAGAAATCTGTTGTTTACTTAGACCAGCTCCTTGAGCAAAAGATCCTGTTCCGCCTTTACCACCTATTAGGCCACCACGCTCTTTTACACTTTTATTAAAGTCATCAGAAGCTGCGGTTATCTCCCCGAAAGTGCCTTTCATCTTTTCAGCTTGAGCAGCTAAGCCAGTAGCGAAATTACTCATATTAGTTAGGCCACTCTTAGTAAAATCTCCTATGATGCTTATACCTTTACCAAATACTAAAGCTAGTATAGCTCCAAATAACAGTAAAGTATTACCTGCGTCATTTTTAAAGAAGTTTACGAACGGTCCTAGTAAGCTGCCTACAAGTTGCAAGAATTCAGTACCTAAATTAGATACTTGAACACGTAGTTGTTCTAAGGATTTTTGTGCAGAAGCTGCAGAGGTATCAATTGCGCTAAATTTGCGCTCACCTTCAGCAATAACGGCATTAACAAATGCCTGACGTTTTTCAAATTGAGTAAGATTATTCTCAGATACGTTTAATGCTTGAGCATAAGCTCTAACAGCTGGATCAATACGAGTAAAGATACCAAGTTCGTCTAAAAGTTCAGGCTCTAGCTTAGCGGAACCTCTAATAACTCTTTGCAGAGAATCAGTAAAATCACGACCAAGAGCTCTAGAAGCTCCTAGTGCTACACTAGTTAGTCTTTCAATTTGTTGAGTATTAAAACCAGCAGCAAGCGCTATGTTAGCATTTTGTGCTGTCTCAGCTAGTGTTAGCTGACCTTGTGAAATTTGTTGAAGAGATGCAAGTATTCTTGGACCACTCTGTCCAATTTCTAGAGCTAGAGCAGAAGTACCTTTTACAATTGTTTCAGCTTGAGCAGCTTGTGATAGAGCAGTATACGCAGCTTCAAGAGCGAAGATAGTAGCAGCAGCACCGGCATAGGCAGCTACTAAACCACCTAAGCCTTGAGATTGTGCAGCAAATTGACGACCAGCACTAGCAGTACCTTGTCCAAGACGGGTCTGTGCTTTTGTTACTCCAGCTGTTTCCGCTGCTACAGCGGCAGCTCCCTCAGAAGTAAATACCGTCTTGATAATATTCTTAATAATGCTCAATTATCTTGCTCTCTTTGCTTTGCTTAAAGATTCTTGTTCTTTTTGCTTTTGCGTATAGTGTTTACCTAATTCTTGTTCTGCTTGTTTTAGCAATTCAAAAACTACTCTACGATCATCGATTTCGTATATATCCATAATCGCAGATAAACCACTATAATCTTTGCCCATCCAAGAACCGCTCATGCCTTCCCAGTTATCTGGTAGAGCATTTAGTAGTACTAAAGCTTGTTGAACTTCTAAAGATAGAGTAGATGGGTCAATAGGCATTTGATCTTCATCAGGTTCCCAGCCCATCTGCTCGCACATTAGTAGATATTGATCTATGTCTACTCCACCTCCGTTAAAAGTACTACGGAGGTAGTCTATTAGTTTTTTGAGTCTGTCTCTGTTTTTGTTTTAGAGAACTGTTCAAAGTCGTTCATAGTATCTGTAACAAACTGGTCAAAGATTGTAGAATTTTTTAATAATTCTAGCGCTTCTTCATCACTATAATCAATATTTTCATTGGGGTCCATAGAAGAAATGTCAACAGGTAACAATAGTGGTAGATGCTTTACTTTTAAGCCTCTCCAACCTGCAATAGCTTTCTCAGCATATGCCTCAAGAAACTTAGCGCTATCTACTTCTTCTTCACGCTGACGAGTTCTTTTATTGAACTTAAATGTTAAACTAGATGTTCTGACCTTTTGTAGATCTTCTCTAGTCAAAAAGCGTAGATTCACCTCAAAATCTTCAATTTCTGGGAACGGAACCCAGGTTGACGATTCTTTAGCGATCATATTTTTAATTTTACTCATGATTTTCCCTCATTTAAATGTGAGTGTCTATCTGCATATCTGCGTTCTAAGGTGAGGGGGAACCTTGATTTGCAAGCGGATAGACACTCTCTGGTTAATAGACAATGTTCCCCCTCAGAAACACTTTAGTTTAGTTATTAAGACTTAGCAGCGAATATTTTAACTTCACCACCATCCCCTTTAGTAGCTGCAGGCTCTTGAGCAACAAAGTTAACACTTAAAGAAATAACATCTTCAATTGCTAGTACTGGGAATTCAAACTGACAAGCATCTAGTTGGAAGGCTACATAAGGCGCAGTAGCTCCACCAATGATAAGATTAGCATTAGAAGTAGCTGAAGAAGCAGTTCTAGAGTCAGTAGCTATATTACGTAGGAACTGTGCTGACTCAGTGTCTCCAGCGCGAAGATACATAGTAGCTGAGCCTGTTACAGCGCGAGTACCAGTAAATTGGCCAATAGGAGCATTAAGTGCTCCTAGTTCTTCTGGAGTTAGATAAGTCATATTGTTGTTATAGTCAAAGCTAAGAGCTGTAACTGGGAAGACATATTTAACATCAGCACCAGCAGCAGTAGGTTTATGATGGAATTCTATAGAGCTAAGACGATTTTTAATAAACGAATTAGTTGCTACAGTTCCGGCTACGTTCATAGTATTAAACGGATGATACGCAGCAGTAACACTTAAAGCACTTGCGTTAGAGTTAGCAAGAACAGTAGAACCACTATTAAGTATTCCACCAAATACTGATATAGCATTATCACGTGGTGTACCAGTAAGTTCAGTTAGTATAGTACCCATACCACTCCAAGTTGTGGTAGCAATTTCTTCAATACCAGCGTCAACAGCAGCGCCGTTAACAGTAGCAGCTTGAACCTGATAAATAACGTTATCAAGTTTAAAATAAAGGTGGTTTTCACTAGCTGTTGAGAAGTTTGTACGAGAAGAGTGAGACCCTGTTCCGGCTGCAACGTTAGTAGTAACAAGTTTACCACCTGTAGACCATACTGATTGATCAGCTGTACCAGAAGTTGGTTTAGTATTTGATACTAGAGACTGCCACATAAACCAGTCAGCTACAGGTTTAACATTACCTGAAGCATTTGTTCCAGCACCAGTACCGTTAGCGGCTGCGCCAGTAACAACACCAGTAGGTCTTAGGTATACTTGTAGATTCCATTCAACAGGGTTGATTGCTGTATTGAATCTTTGTTGTGAGCGATCAGGAGTAGTACCAGATTCTAGACTGGTAATATCTTGAGTAGCTGCAGATGAAGACACAGCAAAACCAGCAAGCACTTCAAGCTTCCATGTGTTTTGTGGCGTCATAGCGGTAACTGCTGCCCCTCCGTTTAAGTCGACGGAAGAGAAGAATACCTCGGAATTTCTTTGTAAATTAAGAGATGCCATATTTATTTCTCCTTAGTTTTCTAGTCTATAGACTATTGATAATTCAATTTCTGCTAAACCATAAGGTAAAGCTAACCCCTCATCAGTAATAATATTATCTATTGTTATATCTAATATACCCTTATCAGGATTATCGCCAAGTGCGTATATGATGTGTTCAATATCTTGAACTAGATCATCAGATAGTGTTTGTGAATTATCTTCTCCATATACGTATGCTCTTATAATAACGTCTAACGTAGCTACCGTCAAATTTTCTGATTGAAAATCTCGAATTTCGGTTCCAGCAGAGACGTAGAGCGATGGAAAGTCATTCACTTCATCTAAAAATCTAATTTTACGAAATACATTATCAAATACGTTAGTTGCAAAGGTATAGGAGTTATCATAGGGCGATACTCCACCGTCTATTTCTTTTAATCTAGTTACAATAAACTGAACTATTTCAGTTCTTCTATTTACAGGCATAGATTACATCCTTTGTATATTAAACTGTCTTGCATAAGCTTTTTGGGCTACTTCTCGTATACTACGAACTACCTGTTGTTCTGGATTATAACCATAATCCTGTAAGTGACTATAAAGAGGTAGATAATAAAACTTTAGTAAGTTAGCTCTATAATTTGGAACTACTCTTATACTCTCTCTAAATCTTCCAGATCTCTCGACTAAATTAGGTTGTCTAGCTGCTCCACTCTTTCTCATAGTTTTTTTAAGTAGATTCTGTACTAGTGCTGTCCACTGTATACTAGACAGAAATCCTTGTGTCTTAACAGGCT